CTACGGACTATGCTATAGAGCTAGCCAAGTTGGACCCGGACTTAGATAATTATAACACCGTAAACCCATCGGATGTTAATATATATACATCTTTTACAGTTCATGCTAATCGTAGAATTAAACATCTAGATTCTATACAGCAGACAGCTCAAGACCACCCAAATGAATTTAAGGAAGCACATCTCCCTGAAAACATAGTCAAAGCAGTCAAACTTCTTCACCACAACACCCCAAAACAAACCACAGAATCCTTTAGCCTAAGCAGCGACGGGAAATTTGACCCTGACCTCGTAACGGAACGCATAACACAATCTTTAGCTGAGTTTACAGTCGAACTACTTAATGTAATAAAACTGGACGCAAGTCCTGGTTCTCCTTACGTTTTACTAGCCAAGAAAAATAAAGATCTTCTTGAAAAGTATCCCGAAATGATTGTAGCCCTTGTTATAAACAGACTACGCCTACTCTCTGAGCATTCTGTAGAGGAATTTAAACAATTCTCTCCACGGAAACTTATAGATGACGGTTTTGTTGATTTAGTACGCCTTTTTATTAAGAAAGAGCCAACTAACAATGCAAAAGTCTTGGAAGGTAGATTGCGACTTATATCTAGTGTCAGTATCGTAGACCAACTTGTAGAAAGAGTTCTTTTTGGACCTCAATGTTTAGTTGAGAAGAACAATTGGAAAACTCATCCTCTACAACCAGGAATTGATATTATGACACATACATCTCTACAAGGAATTTATGACCGAGTAGCAGCTAATACCATAGAAGCGGTAGATAGCGATGTCAGTTCATACGATTGGAACGTAACACCCGAAATGCATTTTACGTATGCATACTACATGTGCTTAAAAGCAAGTGTAGCCGGTACAGACAATGTCCTAGAACGGATGATTTACAATAGAACACATTGTATCATTGCAGCTATGTTTGTCACAACCCACGGCCACATATTGAGTCTCCCTGAGAAATACAGAGGAATACAGTTAAGTGGACGTTATGTAACCAGCCAGAGCAACTCAGTAATGCGTGTAATAGCGTATTATAGAGCAGCGAAAGCAAAGACAGGGGAAACTCCACCATATATTATTGCCATGGGCGACGATGCGGTAGAGGAGTACCTAGATAATGCGATCCACCGATATGCTCTCGTAGGACTAGCTATTAAAGTATATACTAGAAATAGGAAATACAATTTTGATGGCCAGCCTTTCGTAGGCCAAAATTTAAATGTTCTAACACCAAACAATCCCTTGGTTTTTGAATTTTGTTCCACTATCTTTGCAGATACAGTGCAACATGCATCAAATGGAAACAAAACCTTGTCTAATTTACTTAACAAGAAACAAATAACCAAAATGGAATATGAACAATTCTGTATGATTATGCAAAGACACCCTTCTCTAGAATACTGGAAAGGATTAATTGCATGGTCGCCTAATGTAGCACCAGAACTTCTCCTAGATACCTCTAGATCAATTGAAACATTGTTAGAGTATCGGGGAACCTTCCGCTAGCCTTCGGGCTTTTCCGGAATGGCTGGTGCTGGGGTTCATCGCCAATTCGGCAAAGATATAATCTTTGAAAATACCAAAACCCCAATTGAACATACCCTTTAATTGAACATAACCTTTTTAATCATCTCACTCTTCATAATACCCTTATTTTGTCAAGATGCCCAAGAACAAGTCTGGAAAGCTCCAGAAGAAGAAAACTACTGCACTTTCAGCACGTCGCCTAAACAAGGCCAAAAAGAAGAACTCTCGAAAGAACGCCAAGAAGATGTCGCAATACCACGACAGACGCAAGGGCCCTTTCGAAACCATACACCCGTTCGCTCTCGCGGGCGGTGCTGTTGGTTCTGCTTTTGGCCCCATGGGTGCAGCTTTAGGAACAGCAGCAGGCTCACTTGCTGATTATGCCGCAGGCCAAATTACAGGCAGCGGAGAATATAAAATCCGAGGCAACTCTCTATCTAAGAGGGGAGTCCCGGTCTTCAAATCAGCACCTCATGTTCGCATCACACATAAAGAGAAACTCTTTGATATCCTATCCTCTGATTCAGCAGGGGTATTTAATAACGTATCTTATAGTGTCAATCCCGCCAACGGCGGACTTTATACTTGGCTTCCAGGTATAGCTAATAACTTTACGGAGTATCGAATTCACGGAATGTTTTATACTTTCGTTTCTACTTCAGGAGAAGCTGTTGGCTCTACTAATACAGCGCTTGGAAAAGTTATGATGACCGTTAATTACGACCCTACCCAACCCCCTTACAGCACTTCTACAGAATTGGAAAATTCTGATGGAGCAGTTGTTTCGCGGGCCTGTGATAATGCCATTCTCTTTGTAGAATGTGCTAAAGGTAGTGATATCCTAGATAATCTTATTGTTGGTGAACCCACCTCAGTAGGAGACGACATTCGTTTTCACGACTTTTGTACGTTACAAATAGCATCTCAAGGTTGTCAAGGAACCGGAGTTAACTTAGGAGAAATTTACGCATGTTACGACATCGAATTTTTCAAACCCAAAATTTCCCCCGTCGCTACTTTGACGCATTCCATTGGTGCCCACTGGAGAACCGAACCATCTTCTACCAACGAATTTATGGTAAACGCTTCTTCATCACCACACAACAGTTCTCTTATACAGATTGTAGATAGTAAATCTGGCATAACCATAGCCAAAACCGGACGTTTTTTAGCGGTTCGTACTTTAACAGTTTCAGGATCCATTTCAGGCTCACCCTTTATGGGAGTTGGAACTAATACCACAATTGTTAACTCATGGAACTGGGGCACTGAAGGATCAATTAAGAACGCTTTAGGAGGAACTACCATGTACGCTCTATGCATGTTCGACGTGGTAACCCACGCTGGAACAGCAGGAGTAGGTAACCTCACTATCGGAACTTGTCAGTTTACTGGCGCACTCGTAGGGGCTGACTTTCATATTTATGAAGTTCCCACTGCGGATTATGTCTTTAATACGGACCCAATAGAAGTAATACGCCAATTGTTAGAGTCGAAAGGACTGGATACCTCCAGTATTCCCCAGACACCTAAATATTCGGCTGTTAACCGAGTTAGTGATCCTCCAGTCCATGAAGGGGCCGTTAGTCATTACGAAAGTAAGAATGACTCCTCTTGGACACCGATAGATTAATTAAAATGAGTGTAAAGATCACTCCGTCGAAAGACGTTAAATTCCCTCCTAGAGCAACACAAGACGAACATAGTTCTGCTTGGCTTGAGACCTCGCTAATCGAAGGTCGGACTCGAGATAGACAAAACTAACATTTTGCAAACATCCTAGAGAAACGCAGATGCCTATGAAATAGAAGGCAACCCTGCAATTAGATCGAAATAATCGCCGATCGGACTCGAGATAGTCTATACACAATTATAGCACCCATAGCGACCCTGTGGCCGTTGAAAACCAATATAACGGAG